GTTTCATCAACGAAAATTGTTTGCTTTGCTTGACTTGATGCAGCGATGCCTCTACCAGCTTTGGTGACGTTGGCATTACTGTCAGTTCTTCCGTATAGAGACATGTTTTTTCCAGTAAAATGAATTAATCTAAATTGTATTTATAAAAAAGGGGGACTTTCATCCCCCAATTATATCACGCTTCTTCGCGTGTCTTGATTGCTTTGGTGACAACTTCAAGAAGTTGATCATCCATATCGGTCTTTGTCAACTTAACTGCTTTAGCAAGAATAACAAGACAGATCTCAACCATCTTCTCACCGAGTTCTTCATTCTCAGGAATTTTAGAAACTGCATCGGTGATAATTTTTGATGCGAGTGGAAGTAAAAATGCTAGCATAATCTTATTGCGTGTTGCTAGTATTATTTATTCTTTAACACTCATCACTTTTCCAGAACCATCTTTAACTTGTGGCATTACTTCCACAGTCTTTTTAGTTTTGGTTTTACGTTCTTTATCCTTACACTCACACTCCTCGCGAAGTAATTTGAAATTTTTCATTTCTTCTTACTCATTCCAATGATCTTACCGATTTTCTTGCGACGTGCTAAGAGAAATTTATCAGACTTATCTTTATCACCATCGTTATCAACGTCACCGTCTTCCTTACCTACGGGATCAAGTTTCTTTCCTTCCTTAACACAGTTATTAACTTCTTTACCACCTTTCTTCTTGGTGCCTTGCTTCTTATATCCTTTCCAGCAAGAAGTATTGCCGTTGTCATCAACACCATCCATTTTCACTTTCTCAAGGATGATTACTTCACCATCAACTTCAACCTCTTCACGCTCAAGAATGTTTGGACACTCATCAGTAGGATGAGCACCACCACACTTCTCACACTTCACTTCTTCAGCAACTGACTTCTCTTTCTTGTCAATCTTCTTTTTCTTCTTAGTGATTTCCTCTACTTCAGCACCATGTGACTGAGGATCCATACCCTCAAATGCTTCAGGTGTATATTCAGGAATATGACTACCCTGGAAGCAGTCTCCTCCCATCCAATTCGTATACATCTCCATCAAAGATGCAGAATATGCATCATTATGTGCAACTTTGTTAACAGGTCTCTGCTTATCCATGTTTAAAATTGAAGATCTTCTTATGATTTATTTATAGTACGAATGTCCTTCACCCACTCCCGAAACATTCTCCCATCCTCAGTCACCACAATGGCATAGTTCACACCAGTACGGTGAACTGTTCCTTTATCACCAGTTCTAGCGGACATAACAACATCGCCTTCACAAATAACATCATTCTGACGATGTGCTTGCCTCACTGCTTCTTCTCTTATTTTTTTAAAATTTTTCATTTAATACCCATTCCGTCGCGAACTGCTTTCATGAGTTTCATCATGTCAACATCATTTAATGTAGATGGAATACCGCTACGAAATTCAGCAACATTTGCTTCAGATGCAGCAGCTCTCATCTTACTAGCAGACATACCAGAAGCGCCATCAGCATCGGGATCTCTCTCACCAGCAGAAACAACTTCTAGTTTCCTGTAAGTATATTCAACACCGTTATATTTATTGAGCAGTGTTTCATATTGAGGAACTCTATCAGAACCAGCGACAAGAGTCAAGTCGGCATAAGTTCCTTGATATATCTGTAACAATTTAATAATAGTATTCACACTCTTGTCGTAAATAATATGTGGTGCATGTGTTGGGAACATCTTTTTCATATACTCAACCTTTAGATCAGAAGGTAAAGGATCTTTTGGTTTTTTGTTAGTGTGAGTAGGGTAGATGAAATAGTCATCCTGACCAGCAATCTTTGCGACTGCATCAATCAGTTTTTTGTGTCCAATTGTTGGTGGGTTAAATCTTCCCCATGCTACCACTACTCGTTTCATTTATCTCCCGCTACCCAGTCTTTAGATACATTGAAGTTTGCTACGCTAAATGACAAACGATCAACTAACTTCACTGCGGTACTATCTTCTCTAATAGCAACGTACCCTTCAGGAGCAGTAATTTCATATCCATCTTCTGTTCTTAGATATGTTCTCAGTTTCTCTCCTTTCTCCAGTTTACGAATAAAAAATAATTTTGCATTTTGTAGCGTAGTATATAGACCAACAGTTTTCATCAATGCATCTTCATTGTTTTCAATAAACTCCATGCCCTCATAAAGTTTTTTAAGTTTTGCTGCTTTTGTCTTCGGTTGCTTTACTTTATCAACTGCTTTCATTACCTCACCTTCAAAGTATGCTTTGAAGTCTTGCACAAACCTAGTTGCACTAGTTACTCGTTTTCCCTGACGTACATACGTATTGAAATAGATCTTAAGTCTTGGACCTACAGTCAACTGATCTTTTGCAACAATCTGTTCCGCAACTTCATCTAAGAAATTTGAAGACACTGTAACTAGTCTACTAGAAGCTGTACGCATTCTCTGTAGAGTCGCCACCTCAGACTTAGTGAGCAGAAGATCATTACCCATCTCACCAATTTCTGCACTCAAGACTAGGACATCACGACTATTTCTAAGTTTATTAACATCATATCCAAAGCGAGCATTCAGTGTCTCCACTGTTCTCCCTGAATATTTCGTATGAAATACTACACCAATCTTTGCATTCTTTGCTTTCTCATATAAATCACTACTCTCTGGTATGCAGTATGTAATTGTATTGGGAGTGAATACTATACAACGCTCACCATTGATAGTTTTTATCTGCTTATCATCAGTGAATAGCAAATCTCCCTGTGCTACGCCTTGAATACCAAGGTCAGGAAAATACTTTAGAGCGTCTTTCAACTTAGCGACTAGACCAGGAGCATGACCATGGTTAGTTTGAATGTCATCGTCAGTAAAATTAACCTTTGCTTCTTTATTGAAGACAGATTTTGTTCCTACAAAAAATCTATCAGTGCCAGGATATGCACCACAGAAAATAGCAGGAGCACCATCCCATTTTGTAGTGATTTTAAAGTTATTTCTTTGTTTTCCAGAGAAGGTCTGTGCTAGTTCATCAAGGAATGTAAAAGCGTCTTTTGCTCCTTGACTTCCATCTAACAGGATACTGTCCTCTAGGTGTTCTAGGTGAGTGTTCTTGCTCATCGTTTCACGCTTCCTTTACAGTATACTGTCCTTTCTGGTTTTTCATGACCCAGTGTGTGACAGTTCTACCACCGCCTGGGAAAATAGAGAATCGTGCTCCTTGAATACCACCACCAGGTTTTCCTCCTGTGTCTGCTCTACCCACACCCTTGATAATATTCTCGGTGGATGCTTTCTTTATACACATTAAAACTGGTTCATAACTACCAGTCATTTCCTCACCAAATTTTACAAGGTGTCCTGACATATCTAATGTTGAATGCCTTACAGCATATTTTATAATTGGATTTCCTTGCAAAACAACATTACATTTTTCAGGACCGAATGTACTTTGATTATAATTTGGTCCATAGACAGCATACTTTCTAAGATTTGCATAGGAAGCTCCATCTAATTTCATTCCAAGTGTTGTAGCACCCATCTTAGTAAAGTCCCAGATTTTATCTCTACCTACAACTTGATGCATGTAGTCAACAAATTCTTTTACAATAGCATTTGTATTATACAACTTAGTTACACCACCCCACTGTCCAAAATCACTTGCTTTAGATCCTTTCTTATGTGATGCCCAACATACTTCGGTCAGTTTTCTATTTTTCAGAGACACAAATGCCAAATCTGCTTTACCTGTACCAGATACTTTGTTGACTCCAATAATGTTTTCAAAAACTGTACCACCAATATCCATGTCCAGTCCTCTACCACCATTGGCACCAGCAGTTTCTTCTAACTGTTGATTGAATGAAGAAATGAAATCTGCTTCACCTTCTTCAGTTGAAGTAGGATAATTTAATGTATATGAGATGCCTAGTTCATTGACCATGAATCCAAGTTTACCCCAGTAAATATTCCTGACTGTTCCTTTTGGTGGTCTTCCACCAAACTCAACGTCTTTAAGAATACGACCACTATTAATTGAAGTAGCAAGAGATTTTGCTCTGGAGGTATAAAAATTAACTTTTACAGGTGCGTCAAGTAAATCTGATTTATCATCAAGACCTATTTCCTTAATTGCATTCTTGAAATTTTTATAAGATGCAAAACGTTTTGGTTCAAAGTCAATATATGTGTTGTCTACTTTCTTCCAAGATCCAGTACTCTGTTTTGCAGGGATGTTAAATGCAATTTTAGTGAAGTAAATGTACACACCATCTTCAGAATCATTATCTTTATTTAAAAGTATGAATGGTTTATTATTTTTCATTCTTTCATAGCAAGATCTCAAACACTGATCATAGCGTTTGCTAAATTGACTCCATGCAAGTCCTTGTCCAGCCATAAAAAAACCTCCCGTCTAACTATTTAGAGGGGAGGTTCTTAAGATAGTCTTTTTCAGTTTGGTACGGGGTTGTCTGCCCTGTCCACAATTCATATCCTTGTTTAACTTCTGGCAAGAGCCACTGGTCCACACGAACACAATGCTCCCAGTTGACAGGGTGAGCACAACTCACCACTACAACAGAAAAGAATGCTCGTAGGTGGATCCAGAGACTAAGCATCTTCTACTTCTTCTTTCTT